CATAACCACATTCTTAAATTGATAAATGGTACGTCTAATACCACGACGGTAATGCGCTTGATTGGTTGCAATCTAGCCGGAACTGCGGTATCGATTCACCCCATGTATGGGTGTCGGGAGGTCTTCTACGATGGAAGATTTCCTACTCTCTACCGTAACAATCTTGGTGCTGTTTATGAATTCATGTGGTTTGAGAGAGGTGGAGTTGGCGACCGTGTAGAGACTTCTGCTAATCTAAACAATATCGCTCACGAAGTCAATACATCATCCTATAAACGTCAAGGTTTTTGTGTATTCAATAGTACAGTAGGGAAGCCAGTCTGGGCAAATGGGAATGGTGATGGAGATACTTGGAAGGACGCTGCGGGGACCGTAGTGAATACACCAGTATGACTGCCGCTACTGGAGGTGTCGTAACAAACATCGGTATTTATACCATCCATACCTTTTTGTCTACGGCAAATTTAGAAGTCTTAGAACCGGGTGATATAGATTACTTTATTCTTGGTGGTGGAGGAGGTGCTGGAAATACGTGGGGGTCAGATAATACATCTGGCGGTGGCGGAGGAGCTAAACCGAAAGAAGGTGTAATGACCCTCGTTGTAGGAACTTATCCGGCTGTAGTGGGTCTAGGTGGCGCTGGATTTTATAGTTCTACAGCGACCACCAGTGGTGATGGCCTCCCAGGAGATCCTTCCTCCTTTAACGGTGTATCTGCTGAGGGTGGTGGATGCGGACGACGCCGTACAGGTACTGAGCCTGCTGGGAACTACAATAGAACAGACTCAGGTGCTGGTGGAGCATGGTGTCGGCACGATGGTACGACAGGGTCTACTGCACCGGCTGGAGTATCTACCAATGGCGGGGATGGGGGTGAATCAATAACAACGTCTTCCTATGCTCCGGCAGGTGGAGGCGGTGGTGCTGGCGAGGATGGTGATGATGGAGTTCATTTAATTGGTGGCGATGGCGGTGATGGTGTCCAATCCTCTATTAGTGGTACTCCAACGTGGTACGGTGGAGGTGGCGGTGGAGGAATTAAGGCTGGTGGCGGTGCAGTTCCCGGTGATGGCGGACTAGGTGGTGGGGGTCGTGGAGCTGGCGGCGGTATTCCTACTGCGGGAGTTGCTAATACTGGAGGTGGTGGTGGTGGAGGTAAGGGCTCTACTAACTTCGGAGGCCGTGAGGGTGGAAGTGGTATTATCATAATTCGCTATATTCGCTCCTACCCACAAACTGATACGATCATTGCTGGTATTCGTCATACGGCTACTGGGATTCGCCGGGTCACTTCTACAGAAGCAGGAACTGTTTGGGTCCCAGAAGGGTACAAAGTAGATCCTTATCAGCGCCAAACGATTACCGATACGGTTTCTGATGAACTTTGGGAATCAGGTGCTAGAGTAACTACTGAAGGTAAACTCGTAATAACAGAAGAAGTATAGGAGAATGACATGCAACCCCAAGAAATAGATTTTAACAGTCGTGAGATTGATTATAACGAGGGTATGGCCGATAACAATCGGTACAAGGATGACGACAAGCTGTTTGTGAAGTTCTCGTATTACCCCATCCAAAATGAGGAAAAGAGCCGTGAAGAGGGTAGGCCCATCTATGAGGACAAAGAGCTTATCACCATCATGATTCCAGGGGATAAGGACAATATCATCCAAAGGGAGGCTCGCCCGCAGGATAAGATGAGATTCCGTAGGCAGTACGAGGCTTTCAAAGCGCGGGCTGCTGATGTACTCGTCGGTACCCCTCTTGAGAAGTGGGCTTACCTGACTCAAGGGCAGGTGGAGGAGCTCAAGTACTTCAACATCTTCACGGTAGAGCAGCTTGTTGGGATGCCTGATGTCCACGCACAGCAGTTCATGGCAATCAACAAGATTCGCACGGCGGCGAAAGCCTATCTTGAGGCTACAAAGTCAGAGGCTCCGATTGCGCAGCTCCAGGCGAAGTTGGATGAGAAAGATTCACAGATTGCAAGTCTGGAGGAGGCCCTGAAAGAGCAGGCAGCCCGTATCCAGGCACTAGAGGATGACGATGACTGACAGGTATATCTCGGCATCAGAAACGGTTAACCGAGTCTCCTTGGAGGTGATCTCACAGCGGTCACCTGACGTTTTTGCGGATACGAACCCCACTTACGTCCAGCTCCGCACTCTCCTGACTACTTGTGGTCAGGAGCTTGTGGAGGCTTATGAGTGGGAGTATCTACGCCGAGAACACCAAATTACGACAACTGCTCTGGATAGCGGGGAGTATGAGCTTCCAGAGGACTTTGCGTATATGATTGACCAAACGGGTTGGGAGCGCATGAACCGCAACCCGATGGGTGGCCCATTGAGTCCTCAGCAATGGGCCTATCTGGAGGGGCGTAACCTCGTCGATTCGACGATCTATGTCTCCTTTCGTATCATGCAGAATAAGTTCAATGTATTCCCCAATGACCCTGTAATAGAGGGTCTAGATATACATTTTGAGTATATATCGCGGAATTGGGTCCAGGACGGGTCCGGTTTCAATGATAAAGTACAGGCCAACGGTGACATCATCTTATTTAATCCAGTAATGATGGCGCAGTACCTTCGGTTTCGTTTCCTAAGCTCTAAGGGTTTTGACTCTACGGAGGCAAGACAGTCTTTTGTAGACACCTATAACCGAGTGACAGGGCGTGAGAAGAGTGCTCCCATCCTTAATGCTGGATATGGCTCTGCTCGCGTACCCTTCTTGAGTTATAGGAATGTCCCTGACTCAGGATATGGGTTCTAGTGCTCGCACCAGCAAGGCAGACGATACAGCCTTTCACCCTTCCCGCTCCCATTAAGGGGATTAATTCTATTATGTCGTTGGCTCTTATGGAGCCGACGGACGCCCTGTATTCCTACAATATTGACGCTTCCGCGTACGGAATGAGGGTCCGCCCCGGTTATGTTGAGCATGCGAACTCCATAGCCGGTGATGCCGTAAAGACTCTTATCCCCTATCTTGGTACAGCCGAGGATGGGTCTAAGGATAAGCTCTTTGCCTGTACGTCTGTAGGTATCTACGATGTCACTTCCTCTGTCACTAACCCTACGGCTGTCCACACATGGGCCAATTCGGGCTCTAACGCGGGTTGGTGCTCCTACGTCGTTTTCACAAATGACGCCGGGGCTCGGGTACTTCTTGTAGCTGATCTCCATAATGGCCTCGTAGCTTACACGGAATCAGCTGCGACTTGGGGAGTTCCCACTATATCGGGAGGCCCCTCTGCGGCTGACTTAGTGCATGTGATGCTCTACAAGCATCGTGTGTGGTACACAGAGAAAGACTCTAATTCGGCATGGTATACTGCGACTGGGACATTTTCTGGTGCTCTTACAGAATTTAACTTCGGTAATAAGTTCATCTCTGGTGGCTATCTTAAAGGTGTGTGGAACTGGTCTCTTGACTCTGGTGATGGTCCCGATGATTTTCTGGTTGCTGTTTCTTCATCTGGTGATGTTCTGGTTTACAGAGGAACTGACCCCGCTAGTGCGTCGGAGTTTTCAACACTTGGTACATGGTTCATAGGAAAGGTGCCCAATGGAAGACGATGCGCAATCTCAGTTGGAGGAGACCTCTACCTCCTCTCCAGTTACGGAATCATCTCCGCCAAAGATCTCCTTTCTGGCAAGAATCCTTTCACGTTTGAAGGCTCTGTTTCGTATAAAATCTCGCCCCTCCTCAACAACTCCATCAGATCCACCATAAATCAGCATGGATGGGCGATATGGGTAGTTCCGGACTTAGCGAAATTGGTTGTCACCACGCCGAAAATAGGAAATCAGCCCTATATTCAGTTTGTGTACGATGTCAACACTCAGGCATGGTCTATCTGGCGCGGTATGCCGATGATCAGCGTGGGTACGTTTCGGAATAACGTCTACACAGGAGCAGGTCCGCAGGTCCATTGGATTACAGGAAACCTGGATAACGTCACGTTGGCGGCTCCCAATCCTCAGCCAGTGTTTTGGTCATTTCTGACCGGCTACGGGGATATGGGAAGCCCTCAAATGTCGAAGCTCGTGGCGTTTATTCGCCCACGCTTCGTTGCCGAAGGTGAGCCGTCATATAGAGTACTAGCTTTCTACGACTACGACCTCTCTGAGCTTACGCAGTCGTCTAGCTTTGTTGAGTCCCCCAATGTCTGGGATATAGGCCTCTGGGATACTGCTATCTGGGGTGGCGGTCAGGGGCAGTTTCAGCTTCTCAACGGTGGAGCTGGTATTGGTCGTAATGTGGCTATTGCGATGTCAGGGTCCTCAACCCTAAAGACGACACTAGCCGACATCGGCGTCATGTGGCAGCCAGCGGTCACAGCACAGGGGATACTATGAGGTATAACTTCAAAAAACTAGATGCGATGCACGAGTGGCAATGGCTCGTAGAACGGGCCAAACCATGCCTCTCCGAGGACATGAGGGGGATAGTCGCCTACCACGGTGATAAAATCGTGGCTGCCGTTGCGATCGACAACTGGTCATATAATTCTGGAACTATCCATATCGCCGTGGATGATCCCTTTGTCTTCCGTTGGGGGTTTCAGAATGAAGTCTTCGACTATATTTTCGAGACTTGTGGGAAGGGTGTTGTAATCGGCATCACGCCGGGGGATAATGCAAAGGCTCTAAAGTTCAACACCCATATGGGGTTCAAAGAGATTTACCGTATCCGTGACGGATATGCCGTCGGGGTTGATTACGTGGTAACCGAGCTACGTAAAGAGGACTGGTATGGGAAAGAAGAGCACTCCTCCGCCGCCTGACTATAAGGGCGCGGCAGAAGCAACGGCAGCATCCGACAAAGAAATGTTGGATATGCAGACTCGGGCCAATAGGCCCGATCAGTATACGCCGTGGGGATCCTCAACGTGGCAGGAGGATCCAAAGACAGGTCAGTGGACTCAGCGTATAAAGCTCAGTGACGCTGAGCAGTCTGCCCTGGACTCCCAGATGGGTCTACAGCAGCAGCGTTCAGACTACGCTGCGGGAATGTTCGGTCGTGTAGGTAAAGAGCTTGGTCCAGCAATGAACTGGAATAAGTTCAACCCCTACCAGACTGGAGCCGGTACGGGGGATGCTGCGAGGCAGGAGGCCATAGATGCCTCGTATGGGCAGGCGACGAGTCGCCTAGACCCCCGCTTCGCCAAGGCGAAGGCGGATACTGCGACGCAGTTGAGGAACCAAGGGCTGAAGCCTGGAGATGAGGCTTACGACCGGGCTATGGGCGAGCTTGGTGAACAGGAGACTGATGCTTACAATCAGGCGATGTTCTCCTCCATTCGTGAAGGCGGGCTTGAAGGCTCTCGTGTCCATGGTATGAATCTGGCCAATGCTGGATTCGGCAATACGGTGAGGCAGTCCCAGATAGCTGAGGAGATGCAGCGTAGAGGATTCTCCCTCAATGAGATCAATGCCCTGATCTCCGGGCAGCAGGTCGGTATGCCCTCTATGCCTGGATTCAGTCAGGCTGGTAGAAGTCAGGGTGTGGACTACACCGGAGCGGCTCAGGCAGGGTATGATGCCTCTATGGACAAGTACAACGCTGGTCAGGCTGGCTGGAACTCATTGATGAGCGGCCTCGGTACTGGCGCAATGGCGTTCAGCGACATACGGTTGAAACGAGGCATTGAGTATGTGGGACGGATTCTTGGAAGGAGTATCTACAGATGGGTCTATCTGTGGGGAGAGCCGGGGATTGGAGTTATGGCCCATGAGAATCCCGATATGGTGGTTGGACGAGTCAACGGCTATGCCGTCGTTGATTACAGGAGATTCTGATGCCATTCAATAGTGGACTTCCTGAACTTAGCATCCCTGAGTTCCTTCGTGCTCCTTTCCGTGGTAGTGGGAAGAGGTACCCGGCTCCGTCTAATGTTATTCTGGCACAGATGCTCAAGGAGAAATTGGACCGGGCTACTTTGCCGACGCCAAGCGCCGCGCCGCAGACACCCCCGATTGCTCCCCCTCAGGTAGCAACGCCTACGACTGCGCCAACGGCTCCGCTTCAGGAGATGCAGGTCAATGCTCTGCGTCGTGGAGGCCCCACGCCTGAGCCTGGGCCGGCTCCCCCGACTGTCTACGCTGGTGGGGCACAGCCACCGAATCCGGGTCCTCCCGCCGCTCCTCCGGCACCCGTAGGTCCGCCTGAGGCTAGTCCTGGGGGAGGATCCGGCTCTATCTGGGATAACCCCGAGGCACTTGAGCAGATCCTCGCTATGGAGGGGGTGAACAGGAAACTCTCCTATGCTGAGGCCCTCCGGGGTCTGGCTACGCCAGAAGGTCGGTACACGGGCGGAGGTCGTATGTATACAGCGGCCTCACCTATTGAGCATCTGGCTACGGGCCTTGCTCGTTGGAAGGGGCGTAAGGACGTTGACAAGTACAGCGGTGAACTCTCAGAATCTCGTAAGAAGCTTTTGGAGTTCTTGAGGAAGTAACATGGATCCGATGGATGTCCTACTAGGCCAGAACCGAGACGCTACGGCAGTCAGCGGCCTTGCTGATGCCCTCCGTAAGCGCAAAGAGGTGGCCTCCCTTGCCCTGTTGTCAGGTGACCCTACCTCCCAGAAGTTTGGGGGTGGACTCTATAGCGATGTAGAGTCACAGATGAATGCCCGTATCAAGCAGGACGAGAACCAAAAGCAGCGTGATCTGACTCAAGGATACTATAACCAGATGGCTGAGCAACAGGGCCTCAGCCGTGCATTACAGGAGAAAGAGCTCAATGAGATGATACGCCATCATAAAGCTTTGGAGGATGCCACATTACAGAAGGCGATGGCGAAGGCATACCCAACGAGGGCTCCCTCTGTAGCAGCACAGAAGCGGGCGGGTGATGCTATTGGGAACTACAATGCTCTTAGAGGGGCCAGAGACTCTTTTAAGGATGACTACGGTAATAACTCCGGCATACCCTGGGAGGGTGAGGTCAGCAATACAATCGGTAAGCTCGGTATTGGCACCCAAGATCAGAAGGATCAAGCCCTCTGGTGGCAGAACTATAGGAATCAGTATGAGCTTGGCGCACGACATACTCTGTTCGGTGCCGCCCTTACTGATAATGAAATTGCAAAGTGGGATCAGGCCAACATCAGCCCAAGCTCAACCCCAGAGCAGATTAAGCGAGCTCTTAACAACATGGTTGATGTTCATAAGTCAGTGCTACAACGTATCCATGATGAGGATACGGCGAACTACAATCCCGCGTGGGTGGAGGCTGCCTATCGCGGCCTAGACCTCAGTGGAGCTCCGGCCCCAGAGGGTGCTCCCCCGGCCACGGGTGAGTACGACCAAGAATGGAGTAGTATGCAATGAGAGTGAAACTCCCTAATGGTCAGGTTATTGAAGTCCCTGACGGCACGAAGAAACATATGGTTTCTACGATGGCCATCCAGCAGGGTCTTGCCAAGCCTGAGGACTTTGGCTATGATGCCGTAGCTCCTGAGACTGGGAACATCGGTACAGCCATCCAGGGTGGTGTCCGCCGGGTAGGTCGTAATGTCACCAATCTGCTCCTCCCTGACTCCCTCACTCCGGAATGGGCGTCGGATGAGGCCATCCAAAGGGCCAAAGAGATAGATGCTCCAATGAAGGAAGCGCATCCCATTGCCTACGGAGCGGGGGAGGTGCTGGCAACCTTGCCAGCGGGCGGGACCGGTGGTCTGGCTGCCAAGGTGGGCGCTCGAGGCACGGGACTTTTGGCCAAGGCGCTAGGTACCAAGGCAGGGCAGGCCGCAGTCGAGGGCGCTACAGCGGGTACTATGCTGGCTGATCCAGGGGAGCGCCTGGAGGGTGCAGCAGGTGGAGCAGCCGGTGGAGCTGTACTCAGTAAAGCCTTCCGCGGAGCTGCGAATCTCGCAACCAAGGGTATTACGGATGTAATCCCTGAGGCTAAGAGGTTATACCGGCTGACTCGTGAGGTAGACCCAAAGACTAAGAAGGTTGTGGGTGAGGGCATGTTTATCCCCCTATCACAGTCTGCGAGTAATAACATCGTTAAGATGGTCTACAATACCTTCATGGCTAACCTTCCGTGGGCTGGTGGTGTCATTCGTGGGCAGCGTGATGATGCAGTCAATGCGTTCCGTAACTTCGCTGGACACAAGGCCATCCCCGACGGTATCACAGTCCCTGACGAGTATGTAGTCAAGCCTTCTGACTCTATTGATTTGGTCGTTGATAAGGTTACTCGCTTTTGGGATGAGCACGCCTACTCAGATGTTAAAGCTCTGCAGAACTTGAAGGCACTGAAGTTTGATACACCGACCCCGCCCTCGTGGTTGATTGATGAGGTTGCCAAGCAGTCTAAGAAGACACTGGCTCCCTTCAAGCCGGGGCAGACATTTACAGGGGAGGAGTTCATTAATCTTAAGCGAACGATTAGTGAAATTATGCCCCGGTTGTCCAAGTCACTAAAGCCTGAGGCTGTCCGGTATCAGCAGCAGTTGGACGATCTTCTGAAAAAGAACCTCGTTGGTGGTAAGAGACCGAACAAACAGGGTCGTTATTCTGGTGGTATGGCAGATGTCTGGGAAAATTACCGGACTTTGGGGGAGCATTGGCCTGAGGCGAATGCCTTCATTAAGGCTGCCCAGAGTGGCCCAGACTTTACGAATAAAGCTCTGGCTAGGAGCACTCACAGCATTACAACGAATCCTCAGGCAAAGGGTCCAATACAGCGTGGAGCGGCTGACACTCTGAAGGGCCTAGAGAATTTCCCATCCAAGCAGGGCGCTTTCGTAACCCTCGCTACGACGGGAGCTCTTGGTCATATGTTCGCTGGTATGACTGGAGCTAGTGCGGCCATCGTAGGTGGTATTATTGCTGGACGAATTGGTGTCTCTCAAGGACTCCAGAAGTTTTTGTCAGGACAGACTCGTAAACAGGCTCTTACGAGAATTGCTCGTAAGAAGTATAGAAAAGAACTTGCAGCGGCTGGAATGGCTGCTCGTGATATAGCGATCGTAATGGGGAGCCAAGATGCCTCGTGATGGTAGTGGGAACTACACCCTTCCCGCAGGGAATCCGGTCGTAACAGGTACGACCATTGATACGTCGTGGGCCAACCCCACGATGGCAGACATAGCAGCAGAGCTCCAGGACTCCCTGTCGCGAAGCGGCAAGGGTGGAATGCTCGTACCATTCCTCAATGCTTCTGGTACTGTGTCTAACCCTGGGATATCCTGGTCTGCTGAGACGTCCTCTGGTTTCTATCGGGCGGCTACGAATGACATGCGGGCGGTGGTCGCTGGTGCATTCCGTAATGTGCTCCATGATGCCTCTGATATCTCAGGTCCCATCTCCTCGGCTACGTTCCTTGAGACACAGATCACTGATGGGGCCATACTCGCCCGTGTGGCAGCAGCGGAGACTGTCAGTGGAGCGTGGAACTTTACTAACTCTGCGATGAATGTCCACCAACAGACGGTCCTTGACCATCAGGCTGCGCTGACTATTACTGAATCACAGATCACTGATGGATCCGTGCTTGCACGAGTGAATGCTGCCGAGGTTATTACGAGTTCTTGGACCCTTGATGGTCCGGTGGACACGGCTGATTTCGGTACAGGTGGTCGGGTTAAGGATGGTACTGATGTATCTCGCCCCATTGGGTTCAACGTACTTCCTCCCTTTGCCGTGGCAGCGAGTCAGAACTTTGATCTAGATCACAATGGAATGATGTGGCAGAAGAGTACGGGCGGAGCTCTGACCTTCACCTGTGCTGACGACCCCAATACTCCACAAGGGGCGACGTATGTAGTCGTAAACCGCGATACAGAGAATGTCACCATTGCAGCCGGGGCAGGAGTTACTCTGTATTGGCTTGATCAATCAGCTTCCGTGGGTTCTACTGGGAACAGAACTCTGGCCCCTGCCAGTATCGCCACCGTCTACAAATATTCTGACGTAGCGTTCTTTGTCTGGGGAATTGGGCTGTCGTGAAGAAAATTCTGGCGCTCGCATTTCTGCTGATGGCAGGCTGCGCCGTTATGATAGATATGAATAGGGAGGGGTGTCGTGACACATCCAGACTTGGCAAAATCCTTACTTGCTCTGATCACGACCACGAATCTTCAGATTCCCGCCATTAAGGCTCGTGAGTTCGTAGAGCTGACGGACTGGCTATCGGCAATTGCCGATGGTCACCTCAGTGTAGTACCCGGCATTCCTCGCCCATCAGTACTTGAACCGCAGTCTCTACAAGCTCAATCGACGGATTCACTTGGTGAACTGCCTCACACAGATGCTCAACAATCTGCATACTCGGGCAACGGACTAGCAGAAACTTGACGGTCCCAGCTTCCTTGAACTTAATGGTGTCTTCACTCGCACAAAACACGCCCAAGGCCATGTCCTTGTCAACGATTTTGTCCGAGGAAAAGCCGAGTACCCGAGTCATTCCTGCTTCCGTCTGAGCCATCATAAAGTAATGGTTCGCTAATCCCATTGCTTTAGTGATCTTTTCTACATCCTTATCCATTTCACTCTCCCGGTTAAAGAGTGAGGGGGTTGCCTGGATTAACGTCGCCCCCTCGGCCGACGCCTAGCACCTGACCAGGCTCACGTTTGGGACTACTTCACTTCTGTGAGGTACCCCTTACGGATCAGCGCCGTAAACTGCGGGGACAGGGTGGACCGGTCAACACCAATTTCCGTCCCAACCAGTTGGGTCAATTTGGTGCGGTCAATCTGCCCTGTGGTATCGGCCTTTAAAAATCTAAGGGCCATGTTCTTTACCTCCACTTCCCTGGGGGTCAAGCCCTTGTCCGTAGTTTTGGTCCCTGCCTTCAACGAGAACCCCTTGCGCCGGATTAGCTTTCCTTCCTGCTTTTTCTTAGGCTTCGGCGGTACCGGCTCTGCTGCACCGTTGGGCAGAGTGCCAAACTCTTGCACGGTCACACCGTATTCATTAAGTAGCTGGAAGGCTTCTAGCCACGCCCCTTGTTCCTCAAATTTGCATGTGAAGTAGTACATGCTTCATTCTCCTAGTCTTGATTTACATACCCATGAGGCAAGGGTTCCGCCCCTGCCTTTCTTGATTGAAGTAACGTAGCTTCACGCTCCGCTACCTCAATGTACTTGTCAATGGCGTGTCTGGCTTTGCGTAGATCCTCAATGCCACCCTTATCACGCCAACGCTCAATCCACTTGGTAATGATGTATTGGAAGCAATCGTACTGCAATCGGTAAGCGCGGTCCCAATGCTCCTCGCCACCCTTCTTATAGTGGGTGCCTCCAATTTGTGTCTGGTTAGCCTCGCTCACAACAATTCCTTGACCCACATACTCGCCAGGATGAGGTAACACACCCACTTGATAATTATAATATTCATCATCAGTTTGTGTGTGAAATCCTGTATAGGTAGGTCTCCGTAATCTTGGTTATCCATTACCATCTCCGAAAGTTTGAGCCTGTACGGCCACAACCCATGTTACCCTAGTCTAGCCTCAGTAGCTAATCGTTTTTGTTCCCTTCTGTCGTTCCATTCCATCGCTGCGGTACGCCAATCTTCAGCCTTTATTCTAATCATGTGGTCCATTCTATTACTCTTATCAAGGTAGGCATCGTACATTGGTAGAGCTACTTGTTCCATCCAAACTGTTCGCGGGTTTACTTTCAACAGCTCCAGTAGGTCTGTACAATCGGCCATTAAGTCTTCATAACTTTCTCCATTTTGAAGGAGGGGAAGGATGTTGCACGGATATGGGTCGTCAATATCAGGAGGAGTCATTTCCTTGTTCCAAATGTTCACATAAACATGAAGGTTGTTAGTCACTACCCGGTATTTCCCAATGGGGATCCCAGTTGCATGAGCTATAAGCTCATGCAGTAGCGTCATGTGAACTGCATTAGCGCCGAGCATACCCCATATGAAGTCGTTGCTGCGATTGCATACCATCATATCTAGCATACCCGTGGGCGACACTCGGAAGTAAATGTGAGTGTTACATGGCCGGTCGGATGATTTGGCATCTGATCCATCAAAAAGCGGGTTCCACATTGAAAGAACTGCCTGTCTAGTTCCGGGTTCTTTGCGAAGTAGATTGATGGTACTTCTAATTTGATCACAGTATTGCCATCTATGTCCGTAAGCACCTCGCAGGATACCAGCATCTGCATATTCCATCATCCTCTTGTTAAATTGTGATATCCACTTGGCATCATTAGAGCCTGCCATCATCCAACAGAACTCCATAACGTGGAAGAAGGGATTGGCGTCGCGCTTTGCGTCTAATAGAACGCGCTCAATGGGGTGGTCTATTGTCAATACCACTGGATCGGGTATGGAGAGGACATCGCCGTTGCGGCTGGCTTGCCGCACCCCCATAATCTTAAGCTTCCAGAGCCCCTCAACGTAGGCTCTCGGAACGTTTTTGGCACCGATTTCTACAATCATTGGCGTAACCCTTTGTTTTTTAAGGTTGTTTTAAACAGCGTCGAGAAAGGCCCCTTTTGGGCAATAGCTAGGTAGCGGCCTACTTATCTCGATGCGTCTACGCTGCTCCTGCGTAGGCTCTTTTTGACCTACCAGTTCCATAAGCCACTCTACAGTATTTGTCAAACTCACAAAAGCAGTTCTGTAGGTCTTGCATGTCTCCTTCCCATTCCAATATTCGCCTTGCTTCGCTCATTAAGAACTGGTAGTCACCAAGTCGTACCTTGGTTTCAAAGAACCATTCAAGCCCGCGTAGCGAGCCTGGGCCGTGGGCGGAGAAGGTGTGCCAATCTGGAGCTCCATATAGGAAGTGGGCAGGAGTGTTCTTTAGATCGGCTACGACCTGTGCTGCTAGGAAACTTCCCAGCCCGTTCACTTTTTGAAGTAGAGCCCACATACCTTCACAGGTAGTTATCCTCGAGAAATCCATTTTGTAGACATCACTTAGGAGGGAGAGGCAATAGTCAAGTTTATCCATGGGGACTCCGCATGTAGTGATAACATAAGCGTTTCCCCAGATTTTATATCTTTCCTTTCTCCTTCCGTCGAGCCGTTCCCAAAGGCTGTTATAGACAAAGGGGACGAGGTGAAGTTTGATACTGTCAAGCGTGCTGATACGGTTGAAGATCCGTGCTGCGACCATTGCGTACTCATACTTATCCCCGAACAGTCCGACGGTGTAGTTTTCTCTGATCCATCTGGTAACTTTGTCGTCCTCCCTGTGAACATTTGTGAAATACGTTTTTTGAAAGACATGGTCTTCACTCCAAGGTTTCGGTTGTCCTGCTTCTTTCTTTTCCCTTATTGATTCTCGCTCCGATATCCAGTACGCCAGAAGCTCCTGCCTCGTATAGTGCTTTCCACCTACCGACAAAATCGATTCGCTTTCCTCCCAACCAGCCATCTTTCGCCTCCTTCTCTTTTACTTTGACGTAGGGGCCGAAGCGTTGCTCCAGCCAGTAGCAGGCTTCCGCCTGTATTTCGGGGGTTCGCGTAAGCGAACAACCTCCTGCCGACTGGCAGGGATACCAATCTATGAATAATGTGGTAATAATCTTATTACCAAGACCACGCTCCAAAAGAGTACAATTAAGAGTAATGTCACCCATAATAGGGAAGCGATCAAGGTCAGGTATTTCACCGGCCATTCGGCGGTTAATACCGAATACACAAACGATCTTACCGTTTTCATTGTAGGGTGGCTTTTGAAGGTGACCCATCTGGCGTGGATGGATTCCGACGAGCGCGGTATCATTGAGTAGTTCCTCCATAAACTGGAACCCCACAGTAATCTTGGGGTCGCCAGCCTTTAGTTTCTTCAATCCCTTCTGGCCGTTCTCCCTGAGGTAATGTTCTGAAAAGGTGAGATCATCATCTAGGATGACGCACTTGTCGTTGCCGTCGTGCATCCCATCTTCAAATATCCACCGAAGCTTAGATGAATGGCTATTGATATGCTCAGGAACCCCAATAATGCGAAAAGGGTTAACATCAGTGTGTAAATCCGCCTCACTTCTCGGACAAACGAGGTAAGTTCGGTCATGCAGCTCCCTCGGTAGGTTGTGAAAAGTATGCTGCTTCCCAATTCTTCCTCGAGTCATTATGTAAAGATTCATACGCAAGCTCCAAGTGCTCAGCAGGCAGGTTGTAGAAGTAATCAATAGCCTCCTCTAATGTTTCATGCCATTCACGAAACTCCCACATATTGAGCTTCGCCAGGAGTGGTTGGACATGGGCCACGAGTATTGTTGGCTCCACCTCCCCCTCTCTCATTGGTACGTACTCAATATGTGAATTGTGCCCGGTGACACTTAAGACATCAAAGGCGACGCTATGCACAGTTCGTGCATAACCTGTACCGAGTTCATATATTTGATCGTTCAACCCGGCATGGGTCGCTGCCACGGTATAGTCAGCGATGTCCCTTGCGTCTACCATATCAACTACGTTGACGCCATTGCCGTAGACTTGCAGGGGCTTCTTAAAGAAAGCCTCAATGGCGAAGGTTGGTATGATTTTACGCACGGGATGTGTGTGCTGACCTGCCCCGTAGGCGTTGAAGTACCGGAGGGAGATGACCTGTAGATCGGTCTGCTTGTTGTAGATTTGGGCAAAGTCCTCGGCGGCCTGCTTGGTCGCTGAGTACGTGTTCAACCATACGTTCGGCTTGCTGGGATAGAATAGGCGCTTCACCCCACCCTGACGGCAGGCTTCCAGGACATTTAGTGTACCCAGGACATTTACTTCAATTGACGTGCGCATGTCCTTATTCATTTCCGAAGTTCCCAGAATTCCCGCCATGTGGTATACTTCGTCACGTCCTCTTAACAATTCCTTCATTGAGGCGAAGTTAGTGATGTCATGGCCCAACAGTCGGTCAGCGACCATTACATCATTTCCTTCGTCAATTAGGCGGTTTACGACCGCCCGACCAAGGAACCCTTGGCCTCCAATTACTACACAATTCATATCGACCTCACAGACAAAAAGAGCTCGACTTCTCAGCCGAGCTCTGTGGATTACGCCTGAGCGACCTTGGGAGCCTTGGGGGCTTCCTTGGTTCCACCGCTGAGGGTGCAGGCTTCGTTCTGTACAAAGAACCGGAGCCAACCACGCGGCGGATCATCATCGTTCTTGTTATTATCCAGGAAGTGCTGTACAGTCTTCCCGTTGCTCTTACGAAGGGCTTCGTACATCTCCTTCCGGCGGCCTTTGTAGCTCTTTTCGCCTTCCGTGAGCGTAATGGTAGCGTCGGCTGCGAAACCATAGTCCTGGCGAGGACTACGGGGCTTCTTCTCCTTCGGAGGAGCGTTTGGGTCTGCGGGGGCCTTCGCTGCCACAACCTTTTCTTTCTTCGGTGCGCCCTTCGGCGGTACTGCATTTGGATCAGACATTGTGTTCTCCTTTTAATTGACCCTATCATATTAACACGTTGACCACTCACGAGCAAGCACTATTTATTCAGTAGATTCAGGTACTTGCGCTTCCTCTTCCTCTTCGCTTACAATTTCACTTTTGGGAATACCGCAAGCTTTCATTACGGCATTCATCATTGCATCAAGGCTTTTCCATGCTTTTTCTACATCTTTCGTATTACCGACCTTGGCTTCCACCTTCCCGAGAAATGTGGTCATTGTGTTCCAATGACCGACCAACATCTCTCTGTACATCCCCTTCGCTTGTTCGTCCAGTGCCATTTCCGTTTCTCCAGGTTGTTAAACGACTGTATAGGTTTTCTTGAGTCCTTTCTTTACTACGAAGTACCTCCATAACCGTTTCATCCAGTGTTCCTTCGGCAACGATATGGTAGAGGAAGACTGGATGTTGTTGTCCTTGGCGATAAACCCGTCTAATAGCTTGATCGTAATACTCAAAGTTCCAGGTAATCCCGAACCAAATAACGTGGTGACATCGCTCTTGGAGATTAAGCCCGTGGCCCATAGATCCGGGGTGTCCAAGAAGCACTGGGATGTTTCCTCGGTTGAAGTTTTCAATGATTCTAGTGCTTTTTGAAGCTGTTGTCCCTCCACCGAGATACGGCGTACTAGAACCAATTCTTCTAAGGATCCGCTCTCTATCGTGATGAAATTCGTAGAGTACAAGCGTAGGGGATCCATTAATCTCTTCAAGTATAGATTGGAGAGCATCAAGTTTGCTTTCATGGACCTCAATGTACGTTCTGGAGCCGACGTCCTCATATAGAGCCCCATTAGCGAGCTGACGACACTTTCCACCTGCGACAGCTTGGTTTGCAGCGACAATAACTCCGTCTCCAAGTCTTGTAATGAAGTCATTCTCTATCTCCTTATATGCCTTCCATGCAGCCGGAGGCATTTCTACTTTTGTTGGCTCTATCGGGGGAAGCCCCGGCATTTCTAAATAATCTTCGGCCTTCAGTCTTAGACTGTATGGCGCGATACGGTTCGTGATTTCTTCCCAGGCCCCTTCTTTGGCGATGTAAGAGTAGGGCTTCCACGCTTCCGTAGTGAAGTACTTATTCCTAAAGTGGGTGACATATCTTCCAAGGGCGTGTCCGAAATCAAGTATGTAGATTTGCCCAAATAGATCATGTATTCCGTTTGGTATAAGAGTGCCAGTAAGGATCCACCTTCTAGGGAATTCTTCAAAGTAACGACGCATAAGCTTGAATCGTTTAGTTGAAGAATCCTTAAACTTTGTACTCTCATCAACGCAGAGGATGTCCCATTTCTTTCGCTTAGTAGAAGATGCAAAGAGCCATTGGAGCCCTTCTGGGTTGATAACGTATACGTCGGCGTCTCTAGCAAGAGCTGCCGCCTTATCTTTACCATGAAGTATCTCTACTCGTAGGTGGTTGAAGTTGTCCCATTTCTTTACCTCCCTTGGCCAGACGTTGTAACACACATGGAGGGGAGCAATGACTAGCATACGCTCCGCGTATCCTTCCTTTCTCAATAGATCGAAGCCAGCTAGACATATGCTAGTTTTCCCTAGACCTGGATCCAGGAACAAACCAACCGATCCCTGCGCTACTAGGAGGTTCAGTGCCCTCAACTGGTATTCGTGCGGCGACCATAGCATCTACTAACTCCTTCCCGGCCTGAATCTCGCATATAACGACGGCCAGTGTATCTCGTTCTGCTAATTGTTGCATCCTATGAACTTGGATGGGAGTAGGGAGTTCCATTTCTTTCTTAAACTCCACCCAGATGTGAACTCCACGTTCATCTATGAATATACGATCAGGCCAGCCACGTTCTCCGACTACCTGTATCTTCGGTGTCAATATACCAAAGATATGAGCGTATTCGCAAACAGCCTTTTCTATTTCCTTTTCTAAGCGACTGGGCATGGACCTCCCCTTTGGCGCGAATATGGGCACCACTGACAACGGAATGATGGCATGGCGGGGAACCGGGTAGCGTCGGCGATAGTACCCGCTT